ACACTGTTTCTGGATCAAACATCATATTCGACTCAGCACTTACAGTAAGTGATGAGATCAATTATATTCTTGCTCTTGGTGATGTGCTGGACATCGGCACTCCAAGTGATGGTACTGTCGGAACAGCACAGATGAATTATCCACTGGATAATTTTAGTTCGACAGGTATTGATGACAACGCCACAAGCACTGCGATCACGATTGATGCTAGTCAGAATGTTGGTGTTGGCACTGCGAGTCCAGACGGAAAACTAAATGTGTTTTCTGCAAGTGCAGGCAGTGTTAGTGCGGATGCCGACGCTGATGAACTTGTTTTAGAAAACAGCGGCAATGTTGGTCTTAGTTTATTAACTACTTCAACCGGCGAAAGTGGAATTTATTTTGGTAATCCTGGCACTAATGGACAAAAGGATTTTCACTTAAAGTTTTACCACGAATCACACGCAACAACAGCGAACCGTAGAGCCTTTACGTTTAATACAGCTTCCACAGAGCGTATGCGCATCGATGCCAGTGGTCGTGTTACGACACCGTATCAGCCAGCGTTTCAAGCGTATGCAAACAGTGGCGGTAACGAATATTTCGCTCTCGGATCAAACCCTAGTTTTAATTTGATAACAACTAACGTCGGCAACCACTTTGACGGAACTACATTTACTGCTCCAATAGCTGGTCAGTATCTGTTTTTCTATAGTATCTTGGCAGGTAGCGCAGGGGATTACGGTCTTATCGCGTTACATGTCAACGGGAGTTCACCAGCATCTACCCAAAATTGGTCACAGCATCACGTCCACTTCGGCAACGATCAACAGAACAGCTCGCAACAAATACTTACGTTATCGGCAAACGACCAAGTCAATTTAAAAATTCACCCAAGCTATAACCATTTTTACTGGAACGGTCAGTACAGCAAGTTTGGCGGTTACTTACTAGGATAAACAAATGGCAATTCAGAAAATTACAAGTCGTTTGATGGATAGTGATTTGTCTATTCAAACCCTAACTGTAAACAACACGTTTACGCAGGGAACTACCAACTATGTTCAGAACATGTATATCATGCATGGTTCGACGACTAATTCCACCGAAACAGAAATCTTCAGCATCAATAATAATTCTAGAATTCCAGTACCAACTGACTCAACGATTTTCTATGAAGCATCAATTGTTGCACGAAGAACAGACGCCACAGGAGAAAGTGGTGCTTGGCACTTGAAAGGTTGCGCAGACAACTTCTCTGGAACTGTCGCCGATGTTGGTGATGTATATGAAATAGCAGTATCACAGGATGATATTAACTGGGCAGTTGATATCAGAGCCGATGATAGTGATAATAGTATTGATGTATTCTGTACGGGATCCGCAAACAAAGATGTTAACTGGACAGCAGTTATAAAAACTATTGAGGTACATCAATAATGGCAAGGCGTAGACGAAGTTTCTTTTTCGATAATATTAATAAAAGATTATTATCGAATACAACAAAGAATACTAAAGAATCTAAAATAGAAGCAGATGCTGGATTAACTGTTGCAGAAGATATATTAAAAAAGTCTCAAGTAGATAGTGATATCGACGCTAGTCTTGCAAATCTTGTTAACTCTGCTCCTGCTACTCTTGACACACTGAACGAACTCGCCGCTGCACTTGGTGATGATGCAAACTTTAGCACAACTGTGACTAACTCCATCGCCACCAAATTAGCAAAATCCTCTAATCTATCAGATCTAACTGATGCATCGACAGCACGTACTAACTTGGGTTTAGGAACTGCTGCCACGACTGCATCGACTGATTATGCCACTGCAGCGCAAGGTTCAAAAGCAGATACTGCACACGGTTGGGGTAATCACGCGAATGCAGGTTATGGTACATCTAACTTTAGTGGCGCTTATGCTGATCTCAGTGGTAAGCCTACTATCCCAACCAACAATAATCAGCTGACGAATGGTGCTGGATACATTACTTCTGCTGATGGGGGTAATGCTGATACTGTGGATGGTGTGCATGCCTCTTCTTTTCTACGTTTAGATGCAAATGGTACAATTCCAGATGGTGTAAAACACACATATGAATGTTATGGTAATATTGCAACGTCATCTGGTTATCAAAGCTCATTAGAAATTTTCAATAGTGGTTCTGGAACTGATGCATTTTTGACTTTTCATGTTGGTGGCGATTATGCTGCCTACCTTGGTGTAGATGGTGGTATAAATGATTTGGCGTATGGCGGTTGGTCCGCTGGAGCCGCTAGTTATCGAGTATATCATGCTGGCAATACGCCAAGTCAAACAGTAACTGTCGCAGGTGTAGGAAGAAGCTCCCACCACACTGGGCATTTAGTGGGTTCTTACAATAGTGTTGGTGCAAACAGTTACAAGTCAAATCCAATCTATACTATCGGATCAAGTTATAATCCAAGCGATGCTGCTTTGGGTAATATGTATGGTATTGGATATACGCATACTAATGCTTCTTTTATTAGTTTAAGCGGTGCCAATGGGTGGGGAATGTATGTAGCGTCGGACGGCGATGCTCGTATTTACCTTTGCGGTGAAAACGGTGCAATCTCTGCTACAGGAAATATTGTTGCTTATGCCTCTGATGGCAGACTAAAAACTAATATAGCTCCTATTGAAAACGCTATAGATAAAGTTAAAAGGATTAGAGGTGTAACATTTGATTGGGTTGATAATATTACCTCTGAATATGATTTCCATCCATCTTCAATGCATGAGCACGGTGTAATTGCGCAAGAAATTCAAGAAATTATTCCAGATGCAGTAGTTACTGCTCCGTTTAATGGCAACTACACTATGAAATCAGGAACAGACCATAATTTCTTGACAGTTGATAAAGAAAAGTTAATACCCCTATTAATAGAAGCAATCAAAGAGCAACAAGCTCAAATTGAAGAACTCAAAGAGAAATTGAAATGAGCGTAACATACACATATAACGCACCAGAAGGTGAAAATACAACTGTAGAGGTAACTTTTACAGATGAAACAATTACACACACTCGCGGCGTAAATGCAGTATTTACTGATGGAGCATACGATGCGGAAGCTACAGAAATTCGTGTTTCTGAAGTAGCGAGAGGTGTTGAACACAAGATTGCTGTTGGTGCAATTACTGCTCTGGCAGAAGACCCCGTTGAGACCCTGGAGTAATAAACTATGGCTTTACCTAGTAGCGGAGTAATTAGCCTCAATGCCATACATATAGAAGCGGGTGGGTCTAGTGGCACACTAGCTACTATTAATGATTCGGATATTCGTGGACTAATAGGCAAGGCTTCTGGAGCGGTTATGTCCTTTAGTGAGTGGTATGGAGCTAGTAATTCCGTTCCTTTTGACATTAGAGTTTGGGGAGGAGCCGGAGGAGACCTAAACTATCAAGGAGGTTATGGAGGCTATACTAGACTTTTGGGCTCCGTTGCTGGAGGTACAGTAATCCGAATGGTATCTGGAAGCGCAGGAGGTAATCCAACTCAGCCCTACGGCCGAATTGCGGATCGCCAGCCTGGCGGAGGTGCTGCATCAAACGCAAAGATTGCGGGAACTCTTGTTGCTATTGGTGGGGGAGGCGGTGGCTCCTCGTATTGGTCTGTAGGTGGTGCAGGCGGAGGTGGCAATGCAGGCGGGGGAAATGGAGTTGATGGATTTGGTGGTGGAGGCACAGCAGGAGGAGGTTCAGGAGGTGTAGGAGGTGCTGGAGCTCTTGGTAATAGGCACTGGGGCTCGAATGGAAGCTCACAAGCAGGTGGTACAGGTTCGGGAGTGGGCTCAACAAATGCTGCCAGAGGGCTAAATGCCGATCAATATAATGGAGGCCTCGGAGGAGATGATGCTCCTCATGGAGATGCAGGCGGTGGTGGAGGCGGTGGAGGCTACGGCGGTGGAGGCGGTGGAGGCACCGGTAATTCAGGCAGTGGTAGTAGCGGAGCCGGAGGAGGCGGATATGTACGAACCTCTACAAATAATGCAGCTATATGGACATATAGCTCTTCCTCAGGCAGCTCCGGAAATCGTAACGCAACTGGACGGGCTCGACTATATATAAACGGAACATTGGTAGTTAATATAAGTGGTAATTCTTCCACTAACTATACTGTTTGAAAGGGACCTTTATGAATTATTCTTATGAAATTTTAAATGCAGAACCTCAACATAAGTTTTTATCTGTTCGATACTTTGCGGAAGGCCGGGACAATTTTTTTAAAAACTTTAACCCAGAAGATTGGTCATCTGCCGAAGCTTTAGTACAGATTATTGAAAACTTCGCTCCTTATGTAATTGCACATTGGATATATCAGGAGTCTGCAGAGTCCTCGAGTCCTCTAGCTATAGGAGATATTAATACTTCCTCTGCAGAGGCTCTTACAGAGATTATCTATACTACTGCCGATATGCCTGAGTTTAATAATATGACCCATTGGCCAGAGCGAAATGAAGAGCCCGACTCAAATAATGTGTATCAATGGACACTGCATGAGCATACGCTAGAAGCCAAGGCGGAGATAGCAAGAGAGATAAGAAATGAAAAACTTCAGCATACTGATTATCTTGCCATGGCAGACCAAACTCTTTCTACTGAAATGGCAGCGTATCGTCAAGCACTTAGAGATGTACCCGCTCAAGCAGGATTCCCTATCAATGTAGTATGGCCAACTAAACCTGCGTAACAGTATAAATAGAAGTAAAGATTTCAAAGGTACACCTCAATGGCACTAACAAATTTAACAAGATTGGGTGCAAATGCGATTGATAGTGCAGACACTATTCCTTCCGCAAAGTTAAGACCCACAGGAGTAGTGGCAGGATCTTATGGTTCGGCATCACTGGTGCCAGTATTCACAGTTAATGCTCAGGGACAGTTAGACAGCGCTGGCACAGTATCAGTTGCTGGAGTCTCTGCATTTGGATATGATTCTGCAACTACTACTCTTACGATCGGCACAGCAGATGGTGGATCATTCCCAGTCAACTTGAGTATACCAAAGGTATACGATGCTTCTGGCACTCTGCTGAATTAAAGGTAACGCATGGCAATTACATCCAGACAAGGTTTGATCGACTACTGTCTCCGAAGATTGGGAGACCCAGTAATTGAAATTAATGTAGACGATGATCAAATCGAAGATAAAGTCGATGATGCGTTACAAGTTTATCAAGAGTTTCACTCAGATGCTACTGTAAGGTTGTATTTGTCTCATGAGATTACTGCCGATGACGTATCAAACAAATACATTCCAATCTCAAATGACGTAATTTATGTCTCTAGATTGTTCCCTGTTGATGCTTCTTTTATCAACAGCACCAATATGTTTTCATTTAAATATCAATTTGCATTGAGTGACTTTCATCACCTTCCGCAAATGAATGGTGGTTTGGCATATTATGACCAAACAATGCAATACCTATCTCTTTTAGACATGAAACTCAATGGCACGCCTCAAGTGCAGTTCTCCAGAAGGCAGAATCGTTTGCATATTTTCGGTGACTTTGCTGATGGTGATCTAAAAGCAGGAGAATATGTTGTTGCTGAGATCTACCAGATCGTAGACCCAGAGTCTTTCACAAGTGTATATAATGATATGTTTATGAAAGATTATACCACTGCGCTTATTAAACAGCAGTGGGGAGCAAATATGATGAAGTTTGATGGTATGCAATTACCAGGCGGTGTACAAATTAATGGTCGACAGTATTTCGATGACGCCACAGGCGAACTAGAAATGCTGAGAGAAAGACTTAGACTGGAGCAGGAGTTGCCGCCAGACTTCTTCGTGGGGTAATACATGGCGACTAATCGTTACTTCAGTCAAAAAGTCAGATCCGAACAAAGACTCTATGAAGATTTAATCATAGAATCTTTGCAGTTCTACGGACAAGACGTCTACTATATTCCTCGCGAAGTTATCTCCAAAGATGTTATCTTCAGTGATGCCGAACTTTCTCGGTTTGATCATGCATACAAAATTGAAATGTACATCGAAAATATCGAAGGATTTGATGGTGAGCAAGATCTGTTCACTAAGTTCGGTGTAGAAATTCGCAACTCTGCAACCTTCGTCATGGCAAGGAGAAGGTTCAACCAAGAAATTGGTAGTAAAGAAAACGGCGGGGATCCAAATAAGTATTATCGTCCAAGAGAAGGCGATCTAATTCACCTACCACTCTCGAACTCAACGTTTGAGATTATGAGAGTGTTTGATGAAACGCCGTTCTATCAATTAAGTCAGCTGCCAGTATTCACGCTCAGTTGTGAGTTGTTTGAATACAACGACGAAGATTTCGATACTGGTGTCGCGGAAGTTGATAATATCGAGAACTTTGCTGCCTATCAGTATGTTCTCACAATGGACTCTGCGAGCAATGGATACATTATTAACGAACCAGTAACGCAGACGTTCGATGATTATACAATTTCCGCCGAAGTTGTCAAGTGGTCAGACTCAGATAATAAACTTTATCTTGCTCATGTTGGATCTACTGATGGACTCTATAGACAATTTACCACTACAAGACAAGTTATACAATCCGTTTTGTTTAATGAAGCGGGTGAAGAAATTGTAACAGCAGCGACTCCATCACTAGTAGAAGAACTACAAAATATACAACAAAACTCTGCTGGTGGTTCGAATGATGAAATACCGACTTTCGATGTCAGTGCGTTTGAGTTTATTGACTTCAGTGAGAGCAATCCATTCGGAGACCCACAATAATGTTCGGTGATCATTTCTACAATCAGAGAGTAAGAAAGTCAGTCGCAGTATTTGGTTCTCTGTTTGATAACCTATATGTGGTTCGAACTTCTGGTGGAAGTTCTTACAGTCAGACTAAAGTTCCTCTGAGTTATTCACCAAAGAGAAAGTTTCTCGAACGTATCGCTGAAATGAACAACGGCGAAGATTCAGAGAGACAATTGGCAATCAAACTCCCAAGGATGTCATTTGAAATCCTAGGAATTAATTACGATCCAACTCGACAGTTACCCAAGACGAATAACTACAAAAGGTCAGTTCCGACTGACGAATCTAAACGAAAACAATATTATATCGGCGTGCCTTATGTCATTGCGTTCCAACTAAACATCTATGGCAAGACGCAGGACGACGCTCTCCAGATCGTAGAGCAAATTATTCCTTATTTTAATCCTCAGTACACGGTCTCGATGAAACCCTATGACGGTGTCGACGATATCGTAGAGGACGTACCAATTATTCTTACTGCTGTTTCTTTCTCTGATGATTATGAGGGGGATATGGCACAAAGAAGAACGATTGTATATACTCTTGATTTTGAAATGAAAATTGGTTTCTACGGACCAGCACCATCCGATGGTTCGAATGTTATCACGCAGGTCGATGTCAACTTGTTCAACATGGATGCTGGTATTGCAGATTCAGATCTATTCTTGACTGCATTAAGCATTACTCCAGATCCTCTGGTGACAGGTGATAGTGATTACTCGTTAATTATTACTCACCTAGATACAGAGCAACCTTAAATGATTTGTGGATTATACTATGTCAAAAAACCTTCCGAGCAAAGAAACCAACTTCTTTGACTCAGATTATAACTTTTCTAAAGAAACGTATTACTCTTTAATCCGAAAAGGACAGCAGGGCATTGAAGAAATGCTCGAGGTTGCTGCCGCATCTGAACACCCACGTGCTTATGAAGTTCTTTCTAAACTTATTAAAGACGTCAGTGATGTAAACGATCGACTGATGGACTTGAATAAGAAAAAGAAAGACTTGGAAAACGCAGATAAAAAACACACAGAAAATACTACGAACAATGTGTTTATTGGAAGCACTACTGAATTACAACGATTACTACATCGAGAAAAACTCGGCATAAAAGATATAACACCAAAGGAATCTGATGAAAGTTTATAAGTACGAAAATTACGATCATTATGTTCAAGAACAAACTTCTGCTAATGAAAGAAAAATAAAATGGAAGTGGGTTCAGGAAGATACAATATCGGAAATTCATCAGTTACAACCAGTAGCATATAAAATTCTTTGTCATGGCACAAGGAATGCTGCTGAGCAAAAGTATTTTAAAAAATACTACGAGGAAGCAGAAATTATCGGTAGTGAGATATCACATACTGCAAGTGATTTTCCTATGACAGTACAACATGATTTTCATGAGGTGAAAGAAGAGTGGGTTGGTCAATTTGATATTGTCTACAGCAACTCGTTTGATCATAGTTATGACCCAGAAAAATGCATCATCACATGGAAAGATCAACTATCTGAAAATGGTTTTATGTATATTGAACACGGATATGCTGAAGATATCAATGTTTGTAAAAGCAGTGATCCTTTGCAAATTTCTCCAGAAGAATTATTAGAACTATTTGACAAGGTTGGTCTTGAGTATAAATCAGATTTTCATAATGATAAAAAAGTTTCAAGAATTTATCAGTTGCATAAGAGAGTCTGATGACTGACTCATATCAGGGTAATCCAAATGTAAAGGCAGACGGTGTACAGGAGCATTGGGACGACCACAAAGTCCGAGAATATGCTAAGTGCATGCAAGATCCTGCCTATTTCGCCAGAGAATATGTTAAGATTATCTCGCTTGATAAAGGTTTGGTTCCTTTTGAATTGTATCCATATCAGGAGGATATGTTTCACCATTTCAACGATAATCGTTTTTCTATCGTCCTTGCTTGTCGTCAATCAGGTAAGTCTATTTCTTCTGTCGTTTACCTTCTTTGGTACGCACTATTCAATCCTGAGAAAACAATTGCTATTCTAGCAAACAAAGGTGCAACTGCGAGAGAAATGCTTGCACGTGTAACACTCGCACTGGAAAATTTACCATGGTTTCTACAGCCAGGATGTCGTGCTCTAAACAAAGGTAGCATTGAGTTTAGTAATAATAGTCGTATTGTTGCAGCAGCAACCAGTGGTTCCTCTATTCGTGGTATGTCAGTAAACTTACTATTCCTCGATGAGTTTGCTTTTGTTGAACGTGCAAGTGAGTTCTATACTTCGACATATCCAGTAGTATCTTCTGGTGTTGACACAAAGGTTATTATTACCTCGACGGCAAACGGTATTGGTAACACTTATCATAAGATTTGGGAAGGTGCGAATCAAAACACTAATGAATATAAACCATTTAGAGTAGACTGGTGGGACGTTCCTGGAAGAGATGAAAAGTGGAAGCAAGAGACAATTGATAATACATCTCAATTGCAGTTTGATCAGGAATTCGGAAACACGTTCTTCGGAACGGGCGATACACTTATTAGCAGTGAGAAACTGCTAAACTTACGAGCAAAAAACCCTTCAGAAATTTTGGAGGGTGGGTCGGTTTTGGTCTACGAGAGACCAAAAGATGGACACAATTACATAATGTGTGTCGATGTAAGTAAAGGAAGAGGACAGGACTATTCGACTTTTAATCTTATCGATATTAGCGAGCGACCTTTTAGGCAAGTAGCTGTGTATCGCAATAATACTATTTCTCCACTACTCTTCCCAGATATTATCTATAAGTATGCAAATCTCTACAACCAAGCATATGTGGTTATAGAATCAAACGATCAAGGTGCTGTTGTTTGTAATGGTTTATATTATGACCTAGAGTACGAGGAAGTGCATATTACTTCCTCGACCAAGTCTTCAGGCATCGGTGTTGAAATGACAAGACGAACAAAACGACTCGGTTGTTCTGGTTTTAAAGACTTGATGGAAACTGATAAACTAGAAATTGTCGACGAAAATACTATCCTAGAAATATCTACATTTGTTGTAAAAGGCAAATCATATGAAGCATCCGAAGGAAACCACGATGATTTGGTAATGAACCTTGTGATGTTCGGATTCTTTACAACCAGTCCATTCTTCCGAGAGTTGACTGACATCAATATTAAGAAAATGATGTATGAACAAAGAGTGGCAGAAATCGAAGCAGATGTGCCGCCATTCGGATTCATACAAAAGGCAGAAGAACCTGCAACAATAGAGGAATTAAACGATCCGTGGTCTGTATTAGAGTTTAAGGATGCTGACGGGAATACGAGACTGGTCACTGAAGATTGGTAAAGTATAAATACTCGTAAGTGATTAAACCCCACAGCGGGGATTTAACCCGCGTATTATGAAAACTTATCATTAGACTACGAAAGGAATAAAACCATGGCATTATTCTCACCTTCCGCGTCTCCTGCGATTACAGTTAGAGAAATCGATCTTACTGGTGTTTCACCAAACGTCGAAACTTCCCTTGCTGGTCTTGTAGGTGACTTTCAGTGGGGTCCAGTCAATGAGATTGTTAGAGTACAAAACGAAGCAACTCTCACTGAGAAATATGGACAACCAAAACTAACCAATGCTGTAGACTTTTTGTCTGCTGCGCAGTTTTTGCGTTATTCGCAAAACCTTCTCCTTTGCCGAACAGTTAACAACAATGTAAGTGTTGGTGACAGCGCACAAAATGCAACCTCTGGTTCTGTAGAACTTCAGATCGACAATGAAGATGACTATGATGGTCAAAAGTCTTCTATCGATGGTGACGCTACAGGTATGTGGATTGCTAAGTATCCAGGTGCACTGGGTAACAGTCTGTCTGTCTCTATGCTTCCTTGCTTGTCTTCGGCGGATTCTACGTCAACCATCTTTAATGGTTGGCAGTATAAAGACAAATTCGATGCTGCTCCTGGAACTTCCAGTTGGGCAGAAGGTCGTTCAGGCACGATTACCAATGACGAAGTACACATTGCTGTGATCGATGAAGACGGTCTAATTTCTGGTTCTAAGGGCACTGTCCTCGAAACATTCCCATTTGTTTCTTTGGCAAAAGGTGCAAAGACTTCTGACGGCGGCACTAACTTCTATCCTGATGTTATCAACCGTGCTTCTGAGTATATCTGGTTCGGTGGTCTTGATTCTGCCAACCATCTGTATGGTTCAAACTGGAATACTCAACTGGCAGACTCTGCTGGTGAGACTGTAGACTTTGCTTCTGGCGTTACTTACAACGTCGGTGCTGGAACCAAGTCACTTTCTGGTGGTAAAGATACATCTGCACTGGACGCATCCTCAATTACCACTGCGTTTGACAAGTTTGAAGATCCCGATCAGGTTGATGTTCAAATCTTGATCGCTCCAGGTATGGCTTCTCAGTTGGCACAAACGACTGTTGTAAACGATCTTGTTGGTATCGCAAAAGATACTCGTAAGGATTGTATTGTTGTAACTTCTCCAGATCGTGCTGCTGTTGTTAACAACGCTGATGTTGTAAACGACACTGTCACAACTGCTGAGACATTTACTGCGTCTAACTACTTGGTAGTTGATAACAACTATCTGTATGTTTATGACAAGTTCAATGACCAGTATGTTTACATCCCTGCTGCATCTTCCACTGCTGGTTTGATGGCTGCAACGGACGCAAACTTTGGTCCTTGGTTCTCTCCTGCTGGACAAAAACGTGGTCAGTACTCAGGTGTTGCTGGACTAGCATATTCTGCAACTAAGACTGAGCGTGACACTCTGTACAAGGCGGGTATAAACCCAATCGTACAACTTCCTGGTCAGGGAACTATCCTGTTTGGTGACAAGACCAAAGAGTCTCGTCCATCAGCATTCGATCGTATCAACGTTCGAAGATTGTTCCTCGCGATTGAGAAATCAATCTCTCTGGCAGCAAGAAACATCATGTTCGAATTTAACGATGAATTCACTCGTGCTGAATTCGTTGGTATTATCGAACCAGTACTGCGTGAGATTCAAGCACGTCGCGGTATCCAAGACTTCTTGGTACAGTGTGACGAGCGAAATAACACGCCTGCTGTTATTGACCGTAACGAACTGATTGCAACGATCTTCGTGAAACCTGCACGTTCTATCAACTACATTACTCTTAACTTTGTAGCAGTTAGAACTGGCGTTTCCTTCGAAGAAATCGTTGGCACAGTTTAATCGCCCGCTATAGGAGACTTAACAAATGGCAATTTTAAGAGTAGATGACTTCAAAGGTAAGTTGACTGGCGGCGGTGCTAGACCTAACCTCTTTGATGTCAACATCAACTTCCCAGCATACGTTTCGACCGTATCTGGTAACGTCACAGAAATTACAAACTTTCTGTGTAAAGCAGCACAACTTCCTGGCTCTACGATGGGAATGATTCCTGTTCCTTTCCGTGGTCGTCAGATCAAGGTTGCTGGTGATAGAACGTTCGAACCTTGGACAATCACCATCATCAATGATACTGACTTCGCGATCCGTGATGCGTTCGAAGTATGGATGAACGGTATCAATGGACATGAGTCTAACACTGGTTTGACCAACCCAGTAACTTATCAGTCTGACATGGATGTACGTCAACTTGATAAGGATGGGGACGTCCTTAAAACTTATCGTCTGCGTGGAGCATTCCCAACGGCGATCACTCCAATTGATCTGGCATACGATGCGAACGACGCAATCGAAGAGTTCCAGGTTACTTTGGAATTCCAGTACTGGGTAAGTGGAACTACTTCCTAAGAAGTAGTATAGATATACAGGGAGTCGGGAAACCGCTCCCTGTCTTTTTGTAATGAGAATATAGGAAAAAACATGGCAGACGATTCATTCAAATTGTTCGGGTTTGAGATCAAAAGATCTAAACCAAAACAAGAAACACAAATTAAATCTGTTGTTCCCCCAACCGACGACGATGGCGCAGGATATGTAACTTCTGCACATGGTGGTTATTTTGGGCATTATGTCGATATTAGTGGGCAGAATGAAGCAAAAGACAACGTACAACTTATCAAAAAGTATCGTTCTATTGCCACCCACCCCGAAGTCGATCAAGCGATCGAAGAGATTTGTAACGAGGCAATTGTCACTGGTGACAATATATCTCCTGTCGAACTCAATCTAGAAAATTCTGGTTTAAGCGCTGGGATCAAGAAAAAAATTACTGTAGAGTTTGATAACATTTGTTCAATGCTCAACTTTAAAGAGTTGGGTCACGATATTTTTAGGTCTTGGTATATCGATGGTAGAGCATACCATCACCTTATGGTAGACGAGAAAAATACCAAAGCAGGTATTCAAGAAATTAGATACATCGATTCTACCAAAATCAGAAAAGTCAAGAATGTAAAGTATAAAGAAGATGCCCCCACTGGCGCAAAGGTTGTTGACACGGTAGAAGAATTCTACATTTATAACAACTCTCCAAAGTCTAGAGGGGCAACTAATCCAACTAGTGGTATTACCACTAACGGTATTAAACTTTCTCCTGATTCAATCAGTTATGTAACTTCTGGTCTGCTCGACGAAGGTAGAACAAAAGTTGTATCTTATTTGCACAAAGCAATCAAGTCGGTAAACCAATTGCGTATGATGGAAGACTCTCTGGTCATCTATCGTCTCGCTCGTGCACCTGAAAGAAGAATTTTCTATATTGATGTCGGTAATCTGCCAAGAGGAAAGGCAGAACAATACATGAAAGATATCATGGCAAGATATCGTAACAAACTTGTCTATGATGCAAACACTGGTCAGATTAAAGACGACCGCAAGCATATGTCAATGCTTGAAGATTTCTGGTTGCCTCGTAAAGAAGGCGGTCGTGGTACAGAGATTTCTACACTCCCAGGCGGACAAAACCTTGGTGAAATCGACGACATCCTCTATTTCCAGAAGCAAGTATTCCGTGCGCTGAATGTTCCTGCTGATCGACTGGAGCAAGAGTCTAGTTATGCTCTTGGTCGTTCAACAGAAATTCAACGTGACGAAGTTAAATTCCAAAAGTTTATTAATCGACTGCGCACCAGATTCTCCAAGTTGTTTATGGAGATTCTACATAAGCAGTTGGTGTTGAAAGGAATAATCACTGAAGAAGATTGGTCAGATATCAAGGAAAATATTTTTGTTGATTATCAGAAGGACAATCACTTCAGTGAATTGAAGAGTCTGGAGATGATGCGTGAGAGAATGAACATCATTGATCAATCGTCTCAATACATCGGACAACTATACTCCAAAGAGTATCTAATGCGTGAAGTCCTCAAGTTATCTGAGGAAGAAATTGCTCGAATGCAGAAAGAAATTAGTGCTGAGGGCGAGCAAGGTGAAGAACAACAGCAACAAAATGATCAACAAGATGATGGTGAAAACCAAGGAGACAATGATGGAAGATGAAGTAATTAATGAACCAGAAGTGGAAAAGGCAGAACCAGAGGTAACTCAACAAGATCGTATCAACGATATGATTGCTGCTGCACTGAAGGGTGATTATGTTAATGCTAATGATCAATTCAACGGTATTCTAGGCGATAGAGTATCTGATGCGCTCGATCAAGAGAAAATTCGCATTGCTTCCTCTGTATATGGCGATGCAGAATTAGCACCTGATGACGATTCTGAAGATATTTCTGACGAAGAAATCGAAGCAGAACTCGAAGACGACGAGTCAGAAGAGTCAGATACTACCGAAACTGAAGAAATTTCAGACCAAGAAGAAGATTAATACAAGTAGCAGATTTTATTTGTATAAATATTCTTATGAAAACTTTTAGTCAGTTGCGGGAACGTCGTTCTCTTAAAAAAGTTAAAGGAACGCAAGTCTTTGACCAAAAAGTCAAGGGCGTTCAACTGTCTATAATAAAAGATAAAAATAAGTTCTCCGTTCATATTGACGGAGATGAGTTAGATTCATACACATCTCTTGCGCAAGCAAAAAGAATGGGTATGGAATTCGCAAAGGAAGTCGGCAAATGAAATTAATCTCCGAATTTGTAGAAAACGATCTTCAGTGTATCGTCGAAGAAAAGGAAAATGGTAAGAAGTCTTTTGCCATTGAAGGAGTATTTGCTGTCGCCGAATCCAAAAACCGAAATGGTCGAATCTATCCTAAGAATGTGATGGAGAGAGCAGTCGGTACTTATAAGAAAGAACAGGTTGACACTGGTCGTGCTGTTGGTGAGTTGAATCACCCAGATGGACCAACGATCAACCTTGATAAAGTTTCGCATCGTATTACTGATCTTCGTTTCGAAGGCAATAATGTGATCGGAAAGGCATCTATACTTGAAACTCCTATGGGCAAAATCGTGAAAGGTTTGTTGGAAGGGGGTTGTCATCTAGGTGTCTCAACTCGTGGTATGGGAAGTCTTGAGCAACGTGATGGTGCAATGTACGTCAAAGACGACTTTATTCTTAGTACGGTTGATATCGTACAAGATCCATCCGCCCCTGGAGCATTTGTTAATGGCATTATGGAAGGGGTAGACTGGGTCTGGGATAACGGCATTATCAAGGCACAAGAAATTGAGAGAGCAGAGACTGAAATCAAACGTGCGCCAAAAAGTCGCCTCTATGAGACGCAAGTGCGCGAGTATAAGAATTTCCTCTCATCGTTGAAAAAAACACTATAATCAAGGAGTCCACATGGATAACCAAGAAGTAGAACTCCACGATGATGAGAATTCAGTCGTGGACGTGCAAGAGGCAGAAAAGATGCCAGTAGGCACCGAAGAGGAGTCTATTGCTTCTGTTTCCAAAGCAGAAGATGGCGGAAAGAAAGCTAAGGCACGAAAGGGCGATAAGTCCAACAGCGAAAAAATGGACAAGGTGCAAGCAGGTGATCCTGATAAGCACTCTGAGTCTTATGATTTCGAAGCTGGTCTTAATGGTCTCATGGAAGAAGAAGCAACTTTGTCTGAAGAATTCAAGGCAAAGACTGCTGTTATCTTCGAGGCTGCTCTGAAGTCTAAACTCTCTGAAGAAGTATCAAGATTAGAAGAAGAGTATGAAACTCGACTCAATGACGAAGTAAGCGGCATGCACGCTGAAGTCGTTGAGAAGGTTGATTCTTATCTTAACTACGTTGTTGAGAACTGGATGGAAGAGAACAAGATTGCAATTCAGAACGGTCTCCGTACTGAAATTGCTGAAGACTTTATGACTGGACTCAAGGGTCTGTTCGAAGAGTCTTACATCGATGTTCCTGAATCCAAGGTTGACCTAGTTGATGGTCTCGCTGAGCAAGTTGAAGAACTTGAAGAGAAACTCAACACAACGACCGAGCAAGTTATTTCTATGACTGAAGAACTCGTCCAGTACAAGCGTGCAGCAATCGTTCGCGAAGCTGCTGAAGGTCTGGCCGCGACTCAGGTAGAAAAACTTAACTCTCTTGTTGAGAGTCTTGACTTTGAAGACGAAGAAACTTTCGCTAGCAAAGTTGCGACTGTCAAAGAGTCTTACTTTAAAAAGGCGCAAACATCAAGTGAAGAACTTGTAGAAGAAACTAGCGAAGATGCTGACGATGTCGTCGTGTCCTCCTCTTCTATGGATCGTTACTTGTCAGCGCTTCGACAAACAAACCGATAATATCCTTTAAGGAGCAATAAAAATGGAAATGAATTTTCAACATCTCGTGGAGAAGTGGGCACCAGTGCTCAACGAAGAATCCGCTGGTAAGATCGAAGATCGCCATCGTCGTAACGTAACTGCAGCAGTTCTTGAGAACCAAGAGCAAGCAATGCTGTCAGAGCGTAACGCAGAGCAAGGTTTCATCACTGAAACTGCTGCAAACTCTAACGCTGCTGTAACTGGTGGTGTTGGTTCCGCTGGTGCAGGTTGGGATCCAGTCCTGATCTCTCTCGTCCGTCGTGCTATGCCTAACCTGATGGCATATGACGTATGTGGTGTTCAGCCAATGTCTGGTCCAACTGGTCTCATCTTCGCGATGAAGTCTCGTTACAAGACCACTCGTGGTGGTGCTACTTCTGGCGACGAAGCAATGTTCAACGAAGCAGTAACGCCATTCTCTGGTGACTCTAGCGCTTCTCAGTCTGGTGGTCCTTCTGGTCTGTCTGGTCTGACTGACTCTAACGGCGACTCTTCAATCGACAACGATCGTACTGGTCCTTCGTTCGGTTCTGGTATGCCAACTGCTGATGCAGAAGCACTGGGTAACACTGGTTCTGATTTCGCAGAAATGGGTTTCAACATCGAGAAAGCAACTGTAACTGCTAAGTCTCGTGCGTTGAAGGCAGAGTACACTCTGGAACTGGCACAAGACCTGAAAGCAATCCACGGTCTTGACGCTGAGACAGAGTTGGCAAACATTCTGTCTACGGAAATCCTCGCGGAAATCAACCGTGAAGTAATCCGCACCATCAACAGCCAAGCAAAGACTGGTTGCCTCCAGTCTAACACTGCTATCAACGGTATCTTCGACCTGTCTTCTGACGCTGATGGTCGTTGGTCAGTTGAGAAGTTCAAGGGTCTGATGGTTCAACTCGATCGTGAAGCAAACGTAATCGCGAAAGAAACTCGTCGCGGTAAGGGTAACGTAGTAATCTGTTCTTCAGACGTTGCTACTGCTCTGAACGCTGCTGGCATGCTTGACTACACTCCTGCTCTGTCTGCTAACCTTCAGGTTGACGACACTGGTAACACTTTCGCAGGTGTACTGAACGGTCGTATGCGTGTATACATCGATCCATATGCGGCAACTGACTATGTAACCGTTGGTTACAAGGGCACGAACCCATATGACGCAGGTGTATTCTACTGCCCATACGTTCCTCTGCAAATGGTTCGCGCAGTTGGCGAGAACGACTTCCAGCCACGTATCGGGTTTAAGACTCGTTATGGCATGGCGTCTAACCCATTCGTAGGCAACACGCCTGCTGATGGTCTTGCTTCTGCTAAGAGCAATCAGTACTACAGGATCTTTAGGGTAGATAATATCCTTGCATAAGGTTCAATAATAAAAAGATCTGTTTAAGCAGACGTTTTGACCCCGCTTCGGCGGGGTTTTTTATGCTTGAAATTCTGTCAGTTATAAATAGAATATATAGAGTGGATAATTAGGAAATAATATGACTGAATATAAACTGTATTGGATACACGACAAAGAGCATACAGACCCTTTCTCTCAAGGGTATGTCGGTATTACCAAACGCGACACAAAGCAACGCTTCCATGAACATGTTACGCGAAAGGGATACGAGGACAAAGAATTCTCCGTGTTGTGCATTGGTTCTCAAGAGTATATCTCTGCCCTTGAAGCAAAACTTCGCCCAGAATCATGGATAGGTTGGAACAATGCTCCAGGAGGTTTGACTGGCGGTCGACCTACAGGTATAACAACATCTGGTTGGAAACACTCTGAGGAATCGAGGAAGGCAAGAAGCAAGAGGGTTATGGGCGAAAATAATCCAAACTACGGTAAACCTACTTCTAAGAAACAAAAAGAAGCAGTTAGCAAAGCAAGGAAAGGTGTGCCAAATCCAGGTGCTGGAGAAGCAGCAAGAAAGAACCATGCAGAGGGCAAATTGTTTCAATGCGACTCAAAACTTGCTAAGAAAATGGTCGCTGCTCGGCGTCCTCGCAAATGGTACACTAACGGCACAGACAACAAAGCAGTATGCGAAGGTGACCCCATCCCAGAAGGATACAGCAGAGGCAGAACTACTGGTTGGAAAACACATCCAGAATGCTCCTAAATAGTGGTATAACATTTCTTTTGGATTAGAAGATGGCAGAACTTACCGACAATATCAACTTGTTTCAACCAACGGGTTTCAAACTGATCATCGATCGCAAGAACTACCCCAATCTCGAGTTTTTTGCTCAGACTGTCAGTCATCCAGGCGCAACTCTAGGTGCTGCTGAAGTTCCATTTAGCAGAATACAATCGTTGCCGCAACCTGGAGATACCTTGTCTTTTTCCGAACTTTCAGTTACAATACTACTCGACGAGGACTTTAATTCTTACACTGAAATGTACAACTGGATGGTACGTCTGATACAGAACAAACAAAAGAGTGCATTCGAAGCATCGCAAAAAGAAGGTGCTTTGGCAACCTACACTGATATCACAGTGGTTGCATTGACTAGTCATAACAATCTTAACAAGAAGATTCGTTATGTCGATGCTATCCCTGTATCAGTAGGCGATATTAACTTCGAAGCAACAAACTCTGGTGTAGAGTATATTACATTCCCTGTCAATTTTAGGTTTAGTTATTTTGAAATAGAGTGATTATATGACATCATTAGATGATATTCTCGAGATGTGGTCTCGAGATTGTGAAATTAGTAATAAACTTGACGAAGAATCAAAACAAACCCCAAGTCTACACGCAAAATATCTTTCGCTTCTCAGCATTGCGAAATTGCAACTGAAACGTGCTGAGAACTCTCAGAAAATTTTGCTGAAAGAAAAGTGGTTATATTATAATGGTAAGATGGATCAAGACACGTTGAGTGAAAAAGGATGGCGTCCTGACCCCTTTGATGGTCTGAAAGTAATGAAAGGAGATATGGACTACTACTACGAGTCTGATATCGATATTCAAAGATCAGAAGAAAAGGTGCAGTATTATAAGACGATGATCGATACATTAAAAGAGATCGTCGAGACACTGCGCTGGCGGCATCAAACGATCGGTAATATTATTAAATGGAGACAGTTTGAAGCAGGATCCTAAAAAGTCTCTACTTGCTTATGGCACAACTCCTTCTTTTCCTGCTCTTGTAGAACAAGAGAATCCCCTCAAGTCGAACCAATATATAAGTTCTCGAGTGGAAGAATTGAAACAAGAGTATGATGAGATCGTGCAGATAATGCAAGATACTATGAGAGTACAAATGGCAAATATTGGTGTCACACCAATTGTTGGTAGAGAGTATTATTTGTATGGAAACGATGAAGAATTTTTGAGCATGATCGCACCTGACGAATGGACAGAACACACTAAACCCAAAGAATATCTTGGGTGTTTCATACTAACGACAGACGGAATATGGAAACGACAAACGTACTAACTATACAAATGTCCGATCATAGTAATATGGCAGTTCTATGTGACCCTGGAATTAGAAACGAATTGTCAGAATACTTTTCGTTCTATGTTCCTGGTTATAAGTTCATGCCTGCTTATAAGAATCGTGTATGGGACGGAAAGATCCGACTGTATAATAATATGACATGTGAGATAAATGTCGGACTGTACCACAAAATAAAAAAGTTTGCTGCTGATCGTGGGTACGGTATAAACCTCAAACCTTCTCGATATGGTGTTCCAGGAAAAACAAACAAAGTTGATCACCAGTCTTTGGTGAAATTTCTAGACTCTCTCAATTTACCATTCGATCTTCGAGACTATCAGTACGAAGCATTGGTGAAGGGTGTTGAAAGCAAACGTACAGTGTTGCTCTCTCCGACTGGATCTGGTAAGTCTCTTATCATTTATTCCTTGATGAGATGGTATCTCGAAAACCACGACAAAAAAGTTTTAATCATTGTTCCGACTACTGGTCTTGTGGAGCAAATGTACAAAGATTTTGCTGACTATGGATTTAACTCTGAAAAAGAATGTCACATAATTTACTCTGGTAAAGACAAAGTCACCGACAAACGAGTAGTAATTTCCACGTGGCAATCTATTCACAAAATGCGTGCTGATTGGTTTCATCAGTTTGGTTGTGCGTTTGGTGACGAGTGCCACCTGTTTAAAGCAAAATCACTATCAAGCATTATGAATAAAATGACCAAAGCAGAATATCGTTTTGGTACTACTGGCACACTTGATGGTTCGCAAACTCACAAACTCGTACTTGAGGGTCTGTTTGGACCCACCTATAAGGTTACAACCACCAAAACTCTTCAGGAAAAAGACACGCTTGCTCCTTTGTCTATTGAGATGCTTGTGATTGAATACCCAGAAGTTGTACGAAAAGATTTTGGTCAGAAAACTTATCAACAAGAAATGAATTTTATTGTCTCGCACGAGGCAAGAAATAAGTTTATTCGAAACCTTGCCTTAACGCAAACTGGTAACACGCTAGTGTTGTTTCAATATGTGGAGAAACACGGAAAGGTTTTACATGATATGATCTCTGAGAAAAACGAAAACGTGTTCTACGTGCATGGTGGTACTGATACTGCAGATAGAGAAGCGATTCGAGGGATCGTAGAAAGGAAAAGTGGTGCAATTATCGTCGCCTCAATGGGTACGTTTAGCACAGGTATAAATATTCGTAATCTACATAATATTATTTTTGCTTCACCGAGTAAATCACAAATCAGAGTATTGCAATCCATCGGGAGGGGGTTAAGAAAGAGCGACGACAATACAACAACAAAGTTGTTCGACATCGCAGATGACCTCCATTGGAAATCGCGAAAGAACTTCACCTTGTTGCATTCGTTTGAACGGATTAAAATCTATAACAAAGAGCAATTCGAATACAAAATTCATAAGGTGGAATTATGAGCAAGAAAGATCTAGCAATTCATCAGTTTAAAATTTCAAATGGTGATGAGATTATTGCGTCAATTCAAGAATATGGTGATGGCGATTTTATTGTAAAGGCACCATTAAAAATGGTTGAAATTCCCTTTGATTTTGAAGATTCAAATAGAGCATTTGTTTTTCGTCCTTGGATGAACTATCAGGATGAAATTGATAAAGAGATTGTACTGAGCGCAATAAGTGTTGTTGCGTTTTATGAACCAAGTGATCACATGATCGAAGGGTATCTAAACGCCGTTGAAGAAGTAAGAGAATTTTTTGACGGTGAATTTAAAGCAGAAGTTAGAACACGAAAGAAGAAGAAAGTTGCCACAGAAACTTCTGGTAATGTCATTAATATGTTCGATGACACTGACCCGAGTATACACTGAGCGGCGAAGGCGTTCTTGATTATAATGATTTTTTTCGGAAAGTAAAGCTTTACTTTTTGTTGAGAATGAGTAAGATTGTATATTGTTATTTTTATTGAGGTATTATTATGTCTAAACGAAGTCCAGAGCATTATGTAAACAATGCTCAATTCTCTGCGGCGGTTGTCGAATACGTGGAAAGGGCGAACAAAGCATCTGATGCAGGGAAACCCATTCCTATAGTTACCAACTATATTGCAGAGTGTTTTCTTAAGATCGCAGAGGGACTCTCCCACAAATCCAACTTCGTGCGATATACGTTCCGTGAAGAAATGGTCATGGACGCAGTTGAGAACTGTCTCCGAGCAATCAAAAACTACAATCTTGAAGCAGCAACTCGAACAGGCAAACCTAATGCGTTTGCATACTTCACCCAAATCTCTTGGTATGCTTTCCTAAGACGCATTCAGAAAGAAAAGAAAGAACAAGACATCAAACTCAAGTTTATCAATGAGTCTGGTCTTGCTCAGTTTATGATCGACCCAGAAGAAGACCCAGAGTCAGCACGTGCTATTCAATCGTTCATCGATACTCTGCGCAAAAAGATCGACGACTCTAAAGATAAGGTAGTGGTAGAAGAAAAACCAATCCCCGAAACAAAGAAGAAAACAATCATTCGAAAGAGAAAGGACTCTCTTGATTCAGATCTTATGGATTTCTTTCTGGACGACGAAGAATGAAAATTGCTATACTTAATGACACTCACGCAGGCATAAGAAACTCTTCTGACATTTTTATAAACTATCAGGAGAAGTTTTATACGGAGGTATTCTTTCCATACCTGCTTGAGAATGATATTAAAAAGATCGTCCACTTGGGTGATTACTACGAGCACCGCAAGTTTATTAACTTCAAGGCATTGAACGCCAACCGCATGCATTTCCTCGAGAAACTCCGAGAGTACGGTATCCACATGGATATCATTCCAGGGAATCATGACACTTACTATAAAAACACAAACGACCTTAACTCATTGAAGGAACTTCTCGGTCATTATATGAACGAAATTAATATCGTCATGAGACCGAAGGTAATGGAATACGAAAGTTTAAAAGTTGCTCTAATCCCTTGGAT